TTTACATACTTCTTTTTACCATTGCTGATAATTTTCACAATCAACTTCTCAGCCTTCTCAATGTAGTATTCATAATTAATATTCATTGAACTTACGCTTGTTTTTGCTGGAAGATGATTTACTACTTTACAAAACCATTCACCTGCTTCAACTTGTGCCACATTGGGTGCTGTTGAATCAGAATCATCATTTTTAATCTTCATTAACTTTTCTCCATCACTTCCTAAAGTGACATAATATCTGATCAGTTTGTGATAGATCGATGGATCATGATTTTTTCTATAACCTTCGTAATGAAAATCTTTGGTTGACTTCTGTCTTAAACAAAAATCAAAAGGATTATTATGAGAAGTAATAGTTGATGTAATAGGTATATTGTCAATAAAATACCGCTCAAGAGCAATAGGAACGATTCTAGCGGACTTGTTTTTATGTAACTCAAAATCCGTAAGAAAGTCACCCTTCTTTTTAATTTCCCCATTTGTTTTAATTGCTATGTAGTCGTTAACTGATGAGAAAATAATCTTTTTGTAATCAGTTCTCTCAAGTTCATATCCTGTAAGTTTGCACCACCATTCATTAATTTTCATCATCTCAGCCAACATATCCTTATGAATTCTTAATGTCACACCATCTGTATTTGCTGATATAACATGAATATTTTTAAGTTCATAAGCTTCAATGAGCATCATTAATGAAAGTTCACCAGTAATTGTAGTGAATATTGTAAGTTGTCTGTCATACAACCAACTAGTCATTTCACTTGACTTGCCGTAAACACTATTAACAGCTAATTTCAATGCACCTACAATACCATTAATCTTTTTATCCTTTTTGGCTAAAGGTTTTAATTCAAGACGCTTCTCAAACATCTTTCGATAGCCTACAAGAAACTCTTTTCCTAAATGGTATGGAAACTGTTTATTGTTAATAATTATAGCTGGATAGTATGCTTACCCAATTTCCATAAACTTTCGATTATGGGTGGACTATATCATTATTTGAGATCTTTTTCCAGATGAATCCGTACATGCTTGGTTTATATCCAGCACATACAGAGTAAATCTGTTGCCATTTGTAATTAGGGTTCTCTTTCAATATTTCTTTGACATTTTTCCAGGTCTTGATGAAATCTCCTTGTTTAGAATATTGTTCTATTTTGAACTTTATTTTTGCATTAGAGACATTTTCTCGAAACTTTTGATTGTACTCTGGATCAGCTAATTTTTCAAGTAGAGTTTTATTTCCTCTATTTAGAGCCTCCTTATTGGTTTTGCATTCTCCAGATTCATACTGACGTTTTTTCAGTTCTGACATTGTTTGTTTCTTTTCATCTGACCATCTATTGCCATAATTGGGATTAAGAGAGCCTTTTCGTTGTTTATACTTTTCTAAGGTCTCTTTATGTAAAATCATCTTTGTTGAGCTGTCACGTCTAAGATTATACCCCTTGATTCTATCTATACTCTGATAAAAGTCAATCCAATACAATTCTCTTTCTTTTAATAACTCTTCATTAACGATTTCAAAATATTCCAGAACTTCATACTTGAAGTTTTCTTCACCATGTTTGTGCCAAGCGTTGATAAAATGTTGATTATCTTGCTTTAAATTTTTTTTACGAAGAGCTCTAATATGGTTGTATATTCTGGAGTATATGTCTATTGATTTCCCAATGTAGACTTTACTGTCAATAGTGTTAGTAATCATATAGATACCACACTTTTTGAAATGTTCTCGTAGTATTTTCATATTAAATGAAGTTACTACATATTACCCTAATTTCAAAGAACTTTAATCTCAAATACTCCCTGTTTAGTCTCTGAACCTTGATCTTCCTTTTGAAGACCCTTGGCTGCGGATTTGCCAATCTTTATCTCTTTTACCATACCCAGGTTGTTAATCTGGCCACTACACGTGTCACCACTGTAGATTGGTGTATAAAGCTCTCAGGCGGTTCCCGTCAATTTAAGGAGTTTTAGTTTCGCCATACTGTTAACGAAACATCCCAGTCAATAATCAAATAATCTTCATCCTCTTCAAAGATTTCAGGCTTGTTTTCTGAATGAAGACCACCTTTCATGAATGAATATACATTGTCATAGAAATTGATCTTCTCATTCAAGTCGTCCATCATTCCTAAACGCATACCTTTCAACTTTTTGAGAAATTGGTCCAGTTGTACAGTTTTAAATGTTACATAAGAAGCAATACAATTTGATATGAAGATGTACTTTCGAAACTTACCTTTTTTTGGTAAAGATTTAATATCTATTCTTTTCTCTATTGAATAATATTTCTTAATAATCTCATCACCAATTTTACTATCTGAATAATTCATACAGGATATACCAAACTCATTCTCAATATCTTTTCTGAGCTCTATTTGATTATTTTCTTTGTAAAGAGGATGATTAGTTTCTCCAATTGTAACCTTGTAAAACTCATAGGTTGACATTACATCATTCTTACAATATTCCCTAGTAAGTTTTACATCGTTTAAAGTCATACCTTCTTTAAGGTGATGAATAGGCATCTCTTCAATATTCTCAAGATCCATTTCAAACTGAAGTCTTTTGAGACTCACTCTTCGATTTTTATTGTCATAATGATGTATTCTAAACAAATCAATCTGTTTCAAGGATAGTTGATCTTCTCTGTATTCAGCAAATACATCATAATTTGCATCATGAATAACATCTTGTGCTTTTTGAGAAATTATACCAGCAACTTCAAGATTAGATTTCTCTGCCCAATTTTGATAATTTCTAAGAACCCATTCAACAACTTGACTATCAAATCTTAAATTATTGTAACCAACCCAATAATATTGTTCATGAGCATCACAAAATTCTTTAAACCTATCTAGATGATATTTACTCTTACTCACTTCAAACTCTAAATATTTATCTTGGTAAGGAATATAAATTCCCACCAAAAACATTTCTTTTAAAGTTTCAATGTCATAAATTAATACTGATTCCATATTTTCATTTCATTAATAATTTAATTAATAGTGTATCTCATACTAAAATCTTCCAAATTCGATTGTAAAGCATCATTATCTAAATCAATAGTACAATCGATTGATGATATTTCTCTAGACATAATGATCACTTTAATTAAATCAGATTCAGTCAATATCAATTTTTTTGATTTGTTTTTCATAGTTTTCATAGTTTTCATAGTTTTACATGGTTTTTGAAATTCGATTTTTAAATAAAGAGATTTACGCATTGCGTAAACACATACGTTATGTGCCATGTTAAGAGAACTCCGAACGTAGCACTGGGATAATTTTTAAAAGCCATTCCTCTGTATCACCAGTATTTTTTATCCTAACTGAATCTTTCTCGAACAAATCATCGAAGCGTTTTTCCAATTTTTTAAAGTTAAATTTTTCAAACTTTTTTAATATTTCATTTGCCTCTTTTTCTGTTTTTACATCAAAATAAAATATAGCTTGGTTACGTCTATCATATTTAGGCTTCCAATTTGCTATCCTTATTTTTAACGCTCCTATACTGCAAACACCAAGCTTCCAAGTCAGTGCTATGTTTTTAAATTTTTCTCCTTGATATGACCAATCATTTTTTAATCCATAGGTTGAAGTAAAACACGGCACATAACACTCGCTATAAGGAATGTCGGGTGTTGTGGTATTTTGAAGGTCTGTGCTTTTATCTATCATTGTTTATAATTTGAAAGTGAGTAGTTCTAAATCCGCCACTACTCATAGCGGATGCTGTTGTGTCACATTTAGGAAGACCAGATATAGTTGTCATTTTGATCGAATTGATTATCTAATTCTGGTATAGGTTCGCATTCCTCCCATCTTTCATCCTCACTGATTTTATTTACCCTCTTATATGCTTTTCGGCATTTAAGACAAATACGATAGGTTTCCCCACCATATCTATTCCTACCTCTTACTTGCCATTTATGATGATGTGATAAATAACGTGACACAACACCAGATATGAAAAAATAAAAGCATATTGTTAATAGAGTAATTCCTAATCCTAATAATATTGTGTTCATGCCTTAAAGTTTTGTTTTCTAGATTCTTTTACTTTTCATATCTGTCGGACGTTAGAGAGCATTAATACCAGCCCCAAGAAACCCCTAACATTATATTAATCTTGTGTCCTTGATCTTCAAGTGGTTTTAATAATACTTCCTCCCAATCAAAATAATCATCATCTAAATCAGTGCTTGCAGGTATTCTAACTTCATAATTTTCATCATCCTCGTAGGAATATAAGACAGCTAAACGCTCTCTAACACCACCCTTACAAGATTGGATTTCAGTGGTAGGTTGATCTTTTGTAGGTTCCATATTGTTTTCAGTTAGTTGATATTATCGTTTCATTTTTCCCGACCTCGTCAAGCCCTTTCCGTTATGGGCAATTTAAAAACCCACACACAAAATTAGACCACCATTCAAAAGCCTTCTTTTTGCAATCAATAACAGAATTACCTTCCGCTATTCCAATACCTCTGCTAAAACACCACAAAGTAGCTTCATAGTAATTGTATGGATATGTTTGTTCTGTTATTTCTATACAAGCATCACCAACCGTATGTGGCATTGGTACTTTAGCATTAGCCATTACCCTGTAAATATCAGAAGCCTTTTTTTTAGGCTCATCAATCCAATTTAGTTCTTTGACAAAACTGCCCATAAAACCGTGTATAGGTAATGTGGGTTTTTCGTTTAATTCATTCATAATTTCTATTTATTAAGTTTGTTTATAATTTGACAGGATAGTGTTTCAATCACGCAACGAAACCATACCCAAGTACGTTAGCGAGCATTAGAAAGACCAATTAGTATAACCAAATGTTAGTTTTCCTATTGTAAGTGTGCAATCATAACACGTATCTTTTGGATTGTCTTTTTTTGCACCATTATCTCCAAAGGTTATTTCATTGGGTTTTTGCCAAATTCCGTAATAGTTACCAAAAGATACTGACTTTGAGTGATACCATTTAGTTCCGTTATTTTTACGGTTATACCATAAAGTCCATCCGTTTTTATGTCTGTCAAAGCTAAATAGAGAAATAACGGTGGGTAACAATGTATATAAATCATTGCTACTTCCTTCTCTTAATTCAGCGTTATTTTTATTTTCAATCATTGTTTTTTATTTAAAAGTTGATTCTATTTTTACGCAACTCTTCATATACTAAGCGTTAGGCACTAATTAGTTTGCCCAAACACCAATATATATCTAAACATCTTTTTCGCCTTGTTGCTAATATTGTGCCAGCAAACTTGCTATTATCAGGGCAAACAAACATAGTGCTAACAATAGATAAACCAAATAGCTGTTTTCGTGCTTGCCATTGGCTCATCTCTTTGTTTTTAAGTTTGTCTAATATCAAATCGTATTCTTTCATATTACGCTACTTTGTTTATCATTATACGTTAGCACCAATACTATGAATGTACCTCCGATTGTTCTTTAATCCATTGAGTGAAGTGCAAAACATAAGCAGGTTCAAATCCATTTGTTTTTAATGGGTGTTCTGATTTCATAATTACATCCATTGCGTTCTTTGGAAGTATTCGTTCATTTTGTTCTTCACTCAATTTGCTGTCAAGATGTTCGTGAAATTCAATCCCGATTTCATCAATATCTTCGTTACTAATTTCATTCCCAAATTCAGGGAAATTTTTTCTGATAAAGTATCTAAATGTATCTTTCATTCTATTTAAATTTTGTTGTTACTAAGTATAAGCCATTGAAAAAACGGCTCATACACTCGTCCGTTACCAATAAGCGTTAAATCGGTTCATCTATTTTCTTTCGTGTTATGCTCTCGTAAATCTGAGTTAGTTCTTCTACGCTACCAATCCATCTAAATGCAACAGCAACGTATTTGCCTTGTCTCATTTCAGCATATCCAATATAAAAACTGTCTTGCCAATCTGTGTTAATAGGTGTATTATAGAACAGGCAAATACTATTCTTCACCCAATAGTTCATATTTTCAAATAACTCAAATTCACTCTGTCCTATATCCTTAAAGTTAAGTTCTTGTAAAACGCCAGTAGTTATCAATGTATATAATTCATTGTTGTGGATTCTGCGTTTTTGTATTCTTTTTGCTTTCTTCATCTTTGTTTTATTTTGTTAGTGTCGTGCTATTAAGCAACAACGAAATCATATACAAATCGTTAGCGGTAATACTGCGACATTGCTTCGTAGAAAGTTTTTGCCATATTTTCAAACTCTGCTAAATCAATTTCTTTGCTAACACACATATCAATTCTGTCTTCACCTAAAATCATGCATTCGTACATAATTGCTATTCTATTTGCGTATGGGTCACGGTCTGCGTACTTTCTAAAATCATAAAATAATATACCTATCTGATAAATTTTATTTTCACCATTTTTAAAAGTTTTCCAATAACAGAAATCTTCGTTTTTATGATTTTGAACGTATCTTCTGTATCCTAATTCTTTAAGTTTGGTTTCCGTTTCAGATAACCATTCATCCCAAGAAGTACTGCCGCTAACACTCGCTATAAGTAATGCCTTATCGTTATTTTTTGTATCCTGTTCTTTGCTCATTTTTTAAGTATTTTAAGTTAGTGTAGTAATCTCTTAAAGGTCGGCTACTTGCCATACACAAACCGTTATGCCCCATAGTGAGCAACAACCTTTTTATATATTTCCTTGATAGTATTCCAACTAACAGGCACTTTTTCTGTGTATTCTACCAATTCCACCACCTTACTATATTAATCCTTTAGCATTCTACTTCCAGCACCGAGAAATTGTATCTAACTTAGCCCATCTCATCGCTGTGTGGGTACTAAAGGTTATTAATGTTATACTATCTACTTCTTTGATCCATGTACCATTTACAAAATTCTTTTTCAGTTAGTTTATTAGCTTCCATCCAAAGATTTCTATCATAAGGTATCTTTGATTCCATATTATCCAAACGATAATTGGCATATTTTATCAACAAATCATTGATTGATAAATTTTCATTAGCTTGTATAAATTCAAATACACTCATGAAGTTTGATACCTACCATGTCCAAACTTTATCAATGATGAGATTATACCAAATGGCACACAAGATTATTGTACCAATTGTTAGCAATACTAGTAATTCTGCATTTTCTTGAATAAATTTTTTCATATTTACTTAGTTTTAATTAAATTAATTAATTGTAGTCAGGAAAAGTTGTAAATCTAATCCTGACTAAATTTATTTATTCTCCATTTCTATGAGCGTATTTCACACCTTCAAGAGTGATTGATAAATCTCCATTTCCATATCTACCAGGATTGAAGAATTCATCAACTTTTGAATCAATTCCAGATAATGCTGATGTTAATTTATCACTCATTCTTCTCTTTAATCTTTTAATAGCTTTGATCTCAAGTTCTTCCATAGGAAGGATTTCATCACCAAATCTAGCAATCATGTGTTTTACATAATTGTAAGAATCAATTTTAATGTAACCTACAACCAATGGATCAGGAGAAGCATCATCGTACCAGATGCA